CCGAGCCGCTGGTGTTAGAATCCATGTATCAACACGTTATGGACGAGCATCCGGATAGATTCAACTACACGCTCAAGCACGAGCTGAAGCGGTCACACTGTGTGACTGAGGAGGAAGAATGAGACCTGCACGTTGGGTAGGATTGATCAGCCGGATTCGAGGAGAGTTCGGCGCTTTGGACGATACCTTCATCACATACCATGTAACCGGGAAGGATTGGCGAGTATCGCTATTCATTCCGTTCATTCGAGTTTTCCTCTATCTACGAAGGAGACGAAGCGGACACTACCCTTTCCTCAACAGATGGGCACTCCGAGCGTGGAGGGACGCTGACCATACCCTCAATATCCGACCGCTCTATGACGACGGCGACGAACTGGACAAGAGGAAGTACAAGTGAAAGAAGCAGACGAAAAGGCAATTCTGAAAGTGTTGCAGAGTGGTGGGTGCCGAATGTCACTCACCGGAACGATATGTAGGCTGGGAGGGCTGTGCGGCAATCCGCAGTTGAGCGGGAACAGTGCAGCGAACGTCAAGGCCTCGCAGGAGAAGGGCGAGAAGACGTGTGGAGAGCTGCCCGTGCTAGAGCCTGGACAGTTTGATGTGATGGTCATTGGAGACCACCCGTCCTTCTCAGACGACCATGCGGACATACCGTTTCAGGACGGGCCGTCTGAGCTGATTATTGACTACCTTGAGACGGCCGGGCACGACCTGAACCGAGTGTACATGACCAAGCTCATCAAGTGTGCGCCTCCCAAGAAGCGTAAGCCCGCGGTGAGTGAGATCGGCAAATGCCGTGATGCCTACATGCGAACGGAGATCGAGGCAATCCAACCCAAGGTGGTGATTCTTGTCGGGGCTCCCTCGATGAAGGCGTTCAACCTCACGGGCGTGGGCTCGATCAACACAGTACGAGGCCGAGTCTTCGAAGAGAAGTTCGCAGGCTGGGAGGACGGCCCCACGTTCAAGGTGATTCCGACACTGAATCCCGCGACATTCTTCTTCAAGCCGAACGAGAGGCTCCGGGCGCGGGTCGGTCACGATTACGTGGTGGCGCATCAAGTGGCGAACGATCAGCCGGTCACGCCTCACTACAGTCATGACTACCATCTCATCGACTCAGTTGAAAAGCTCGACTGGCTCGAACAGGAAATTTCAAAGGCTTCGATGATCGGGTTCGATACCGAGTCGGCTTTGTTGAATTACCGTAAGGTACCAATGCTATCCATCCAGATTTCGTGGGGCTGGGATGAGGTGGCGATCATCCCGATCAACCATCACGATCCAGATGCGCCCAAGGAACAGGAGTTCCACGTCAAGCCCGGGTTCGGAGTTACGCATCGCGATGAGGTCAAGGCGTTCGTCAAGCGGGTGTTCGAACGCGAGGATCTGGTCAAGGCAGCGCACAACCTTGGATACGATATGAACGTGCTGCGCTGGCACTTCGGCGTAGACATGAAGGGATTCCTGATTGATACGTGGGTGCAGAAGCATCTCATGAATGAGATCCCGCCGAGCGGCCTGGAGTTCTGTCTGGATCTGGAGTACGCCTGGGGTGACTACGCTGCGGATCGGCGGAAGATCACGGGGTCAGGTAAGAACCTCACCGCCTCGTTCGACAAGGTTCCCGATGACATCCTGTGGGCCTATGGAGGGCTAGACGCCCTCGGGACCTACCGGCTGGCCTGTACCTACTCCGAGCGGTTGAAGAACGACCACCCGAACCTGTGGAAGTTTTACGTCGAGGAGTCTGACCCGCTGATTCCGGTGCTGGCGAAGGCCGAGTACAAGGGAGCCCTCATTGACGACGATGTGATGGACAAGCTGGAGAAGGAATGGGAGGCTGAGCTGAATGAGTTGTTGGTGAAGATGCGAGGCCAGACAGCTCCGGATTTCAATCCGATGTCCAACCCGCAGCTCTTGCTGGCGTTCAACAATCTCGGCGTGGTCATCGAGCTACAGGATGAGTCCGCCGCGTCAGGCTTCAGCGCAAACAAGAACAAGCTTCAGGAGTTGATTGAGACTCACAAGAACAAGAAGGTACTCAATCTTGCCGAGTGGGTGATGACCTTCCGGAACCGTAGGAAGATGCTCTCAACGTACATGAAGAATGCGCGGAAGGACATGGATGCGGACGGGCGTCTGAGGTACCAGTGGGTGCAGGCTGGTCCTGTCACTGGGCGTTTGAGCTGTAGGTTCTTCCACCAGATTCCCAAGGTGGATGAGGATCGAGTGCAAAAGGGCCTTCCCATCATGCGGGACATGTTCATCGTCCCCGAGGGCTACCAGTACATCTACGGTGACTACTCACAAGTGGAGCTGAGAATTCTTGCCATCATTGCAAACGACACAGAGATGTTGAAGCAACTAGGCACGAAGGATGGCGACGTACACGGCGCTACGACTTACGAATTCTTGGCTCCACAGTGGCCTGGGTACACGGAAGAGATGGCCCGGAAGGATAAGTTCAATCGTACTGAGGTCGGCAAGCGAGTCAACTTCGGTCTCGCGTACGGGTCAGAAGGCCACGCCCTCGTCAAGACGGGCAAGTGGAAGGATTGGGACGGTAAGGAGCGACCCTTCTCCTGGGACATGCTCACCGCGGGCATGAAGCGGTGGCACGCTCGGTTCACCGGAGTACGGGACTGGATCAAGGGAGTGCCGGATGAGGTGCGATTCGCAGGCAGTACGGCAACCAACCTGTTCGGCCGAGAGCGTCACTTCGGTGGACAGCTCACGCAGAAGAACGACTACGAGCGTGGGGCGGCTGAGCGGGAGGCGATCAACTTCTTTATCCAGTCTGTGGCTGCGTCGATCATGAACCGGACGCTCATTGAAATTGATAAGCTGCTAGTGCTCCACAATATCAGCGAGACCGATATCTGTCTGGTGAACACGGTCCACGATAGTATCGCATATGAGGTGGCTGACTACCTTTCGGAATGGTTCCAGAACGCGGTCAACATCATTTCTAGTCGAGTCATTGTGGAGCTAGGTAGTTCCTTCAAGATCGACATGGGCGCGGGGCCGACATGGGCCGCAGCCGAAATGGCGGCATAATGATCAAACTAACTAGAGGGCGTGGAAGGAGATGGCAGCATGAGCGACTGGTTTGAGATAGTGGATACGAGCAAATGGGACGAACGATTCATGGAAGTGGCTCGCACAGTGGCGCAGTGGTCTAAGGACCCTAGCACAATGTGCGGTGCGATCATCACACAAGGCAAGCGAGTGGTGAGTCAGGGGTTCAACGGGTTCGCTGCTTACACTTCCGACGACCCGAAGCTGTACGCTAGACGAGCCTACAAGGATGAGATGGTCATTCACAGCGAAGAGAACGCCATCCTTCAGGCTAGGACTGATCTTACTGGGCACACCATTTACATCACCGCGATGTGCTGCGGGCACTGTGCTGCCGTCATCATTCAAACTGGGATCAGTAGGGTTGTGGTCCCATGCAAGGCAGAGGATCCGTTTTCCTATCGAGGAGATGGCAGCTCGTGGGCCGCGTCGCTGGACAGGGCTAAGACCCATCTATCGAGCGCAAGCGTTATCCTTACGATGCTGGAGCCCACTGGATACGACCCTAAGCTTCTTATGGGTCCGGAGCATCCCCACATAAAGTACGTTCCTCCCGAGGTTCTTCCCTTCGGACTAGGATACCCGGGATACCTGAGGAAATGATCTGTTGCGCGTGTTTCAAAGCAGAGGTTGTAGGGTACCTGATCGCAGAAACGGACCCGAACATTTATTGGGCAATGTGCCATGAGTGTATGGAAGGCTACAACGGGCAGATATACTTACTAGATGGAGGATATCCCGAATGACTTACAATGATTTTCCCTATATGAATATGACCGAAGAACAGTGGGAGGCGTACCGGGAGCAGATGTCTAATCAGCCCCCGCCCGTTGAGCGCACAGCTTTTGACCTTGAGAAGCAAACTGACGATGAGTTCGCTGAATTCCTGAAAGAGGTTGAGGAAAAGGCGAACGCTGACATTGATCGTGAGCTTGAGAGAGCGGCTAAAAAAGAAGCTGAGGCAGAAGCCCGAGTTGCAGCGTTGAAGGAGAGTGTAGGAGATGAGTGAAACCGTATTCGTAGAGAAGCTACAACAGGTAGAAGGCGTCTGGAGCTGGGTGCCTACCGCAATGGAGATGGACATCGAGGGTGACTTCGCTATTGATGACCTGAATCTCGACAGGGAACTATGTCGCATGGGCGTCGTACTGTTGAAGTACGCTGACCTTGCTGCCGAGCTGGGCGCTGAGGTCAAGCGGAAAGATGAAAATGTCAAGTATCTGGCGGCGAGTCTTTCAGCCGCCTACCGCTCACAGGCTGAGAAGGATGGGAAGAAAAAGTCAGTAGCAGAGCTGGAAGGTGATGTAACCACCGACGACAGCTATCAAACGCTGTTGCGCACGCTACATGTGCTACGCGCCTCTGCGGTGCGTGCTGACCATTGGTGGAGAACCGCCAACACGAAGGCCGATATGTTGAAGGCGCTAGCCTTCCGACAAAGTGCGGAGATACGAAGAGGAGCCGTTTAAGGCGCGACTGACCTTAGCAATAAAAGGTATAGTTAAGTAGAGACGCAAGAGCACGCGCCAAGTTGGCACATCGCATACGCAAGTCTCAAACAACAGTTAGGAGAAATTGATTATGGGTCTAGCAGGATTTGAACGAAACTCGGAAGCACTCGCGGCCGAGAAAGCAAAGCAGGATCAGACGCAGGGCGAGTTCGGTGCCAATGCGGACATGATCTATGCACTGGACGGGCAGACAATGATGCGCGTCCTCCCTCCCTACAGCGCTCAAGGCGTCTTCTTCAAGGAGATCGCTAAGCATCGTGTGCAGATTGCACAGGATGATATCTTCATCGGCATTTGTCCCGAGGCAATGGGACTGGGCGAGGACTGCCCGATTTGTGCAAAGGGTGAAGAGCTGTACGACACTAAGGAAGAGGCGTCAATGGCAGTTGCGAAGGATCTGAAGATCCGGAAGAACTTCATCTACAACGTCATCGTCTTCAGTGGTCCCCCGAACAAGAAGGGTGAGTCTCCCGAGCAGGGCAAGGTTTACTGCTTCGAGGGTGGCGTCATGATCCATCGACAGATCATGGAGCTGGATCAGGATCCGGCGGCTGGCTGGGCGGACATCACGTCGCCGAGCGCTGGCGTCAATCTGCTGATCAAGCGGACTGGCAAGGGTCTCAACACCAAGTACGCTGTGAATCCTCATGGCGGCGGTCGCACCGATATCTTCAAGTATCTGATTGAAGAGGCGGGCGTTCCGGATCCGAACAACACGTTGTCATTGTTCAACCTCGATGAGGTGTACACGTACGACGCGGATCGCACAGCAACGGCAGCGGGTCGGATCAAGACCCCGCGTGGGTCGGCTCCCGAGCCGACGTTCGCACCGGCACCCGTGGCAGCACCCGTGGCGGCTCCCGCTCCGGTTGCAGTTGCAGTAGAGGCTCCGGTTGCAGTAGCGGTAGAGGTCCCCGTGGCCGGTACCGTCACCGCGGCAGCTCCGGTCGAAGCTCCGGTCATTCCGGGCCCGCCCGCAGCGGAGTAACAAGTGGCTAGTCTCACCGATGACCAATGGGAGGAGCTAGTACAGTTCTACCAAGAGGGTCACACCTACAAGGAATGTGGAGTCAGGTTTGGAATCTCCAAGACAACGGTGTCTCGGCATTTCACAAAACATCCTGAGATTCCTCGCAGGAAGCCCCTCACTAAGGTCAAGGAAAAGAGACTGGACAATCTCGGTAGGGTTCGGGTGGAGGAAATTACTCCACCCGGCCCTGCCAAACCGCGCAAGATAGTAAGTCTCAAAGAAGAATGGAAGGAAGCATAGATGGCAATTGACGAACAGATGGCGGGACTCTTCAAGGCTCTGAAGAAGACGGTAGGCCCCGACAAGGAGGGGCACGATCGAGTATTCCACGGGGACGACCTATCAATGGGTTCCGTGGTGAAGTATGGAGTTCCCTCGGGCATCCCCGAGATGGATTTGTATCTGGGTCAGCGTGGAGGCTACCCGGCAGGTAAGATCATCGAGTTCTACGGCAAGCCGATGTGCGGGAAGACAACCGCCGCACTACAGGCTGCGGCCGAATGGCAGAAGCGTGGCGGTGGAGCCATGTTCATTGATACTGAGATGAGTTATGATCCGGAGCGGGCACTACAGCTCGGAGTGAACACCGCAATGCTCACCGTAATTCCTGCTCGGACGATCGAAGAGATCTTCACAATCATCAAGGATGGACTGAAGACGTTGAAGGATAGCAAGTTCGACAAGCCTTTCCTCTTCATCGTGGATAGCGTGAATGGCGCACCCACACAGCCCGACGTGGACGGCGACCTTGAGAAGCACGAGCGAGTGGGCTTCGAAGCGAAGATGATCAAGCGCGGACTGAAGCAGATTAACCCGATGCTAGATCAGGTGGGCTGCAACCCTTCGATCATCTTCATCAATCACGCTGTGACGAAGATCAGTGCGATGGCCTTCGGTAAGAAGACGGATTCCGGAGGCGGGCTTGGTATCAAGTTCTACTCTACCGTGCGAGCCGAGTTCACAGGTATCGGATTCGAGAAGATGACAGTGGGCCCGGACAAGGGCGTTCGGACCGGGCAGAAGGTCTCTGTGGAGATCGTGAAGCTCAAGGGCGGGATGCTCAAGTATCCTAAGTTCAATATCACGCTACAGAACGATGACGGGTTCGACAAGCGTTTCTCGCTTCGGACGGCAATGGTGGCGTCGCAGTTTGCCTCGCTTCCCAAGAGTTCTCAGGTAATTACAATCCTACCGGGTACCGCTCACGAGGTTCAGGTGAAGACAACCGAATGGAATGACTGGCTCAGTGACCAAGGAGGTTACGATGCCGTTTATCTAAAGTGGCGGAAGTGGGCAATTGAGCATAAGGTGCTCAAGCCCTGGGGAGGAGCGAAATGATCACAGCAGCAATCATCTACTTGGCAGTCGGGACGTTCTACATGCTTGCAGAGTTCAAGCTATTCCTCTCGGATGCGTCCCTTGAGGACGACGATCCGACGTTGCTCAAGATCCTGTATATGACTCAGTTGGCGAATCATCTCCTTCGAACGCTGGCAGTGTGGCCGTCGTACGCCTTGGAAGACTTCATCCTCTGGATCTGCCGCATGCACGACCCCAGTGACATCGAAGGACCGGAGTAATGGTTTACCTGCTACTAACGTTCGTCGTTTTTGCAACCCTCGCATTCCTATTCAGGGTACCCAAGTGAAAAGGATGATCTTCAGCGACGTTCATCTTCACCCTTGGAAGTACGGGGCGACGACCCTAGAGAACGGGTACAACTCCCGTCTCTGGGCTCAAGGTGGAGCGCTGGATCTGGTGTTTGAGACGTGCCTTGAGGAGGAGATTGAGTACGCCTACTTCTGCGGAGACATGTTCCACACGCCAGGGACCATCCCGACACAGGCCTTGGCGACAGCGCAGGACTTCTTCCGGAAGATGAAGGAGTCAGGGATCAAGCTCCGAATGCTCGTGGGGAACCACGACATGGGCAATCGAGCTGGGAACATCCACGCGCTCGGGCACTACGCGGTCAAGCCGGGAGAGTTCAAAACATGGCAGGACGGGAGCCTACTGGTACACGGGCTGGGGTACACGACCGACGAGGATCAGCTTCGGAAGTTCCTTGAGTACGGGGCTGAGTACGGAGGGATGCTCCTCATGCACCAGGGCGTGGCAGGAGTGCCTCTGTCCTCTGGGTACATCCTAGATGAGAAGCTGACCGGTGACCTCATTCCGGAGAACTGCGTGGCCTTCACCGGGCACTACCACAACCACACGAGGGTGAACGAGAGGCTCACCGTAGTAGGCAACCTCACAGCCCTCAATTGGAATGACCTCGATCAGCGAAAGGGATTCATCGTCTATGACGACGAAACAGGCGAGATGTCGTGGCGAAGCTCAGAATCCTCAGAGTTCGTAACATACGATCCGGAAGAGCCGATTGAGGGGCACTTTGTCAGATTCACCCAACCGGTAGAGACTTGTGAGATTGAGAAGATTCGGGGAGACATCTTGGCAGAGGGAGCGCTCGCAGTGGAATTTCCGAACACTGTTACTGATTATCGTGAAATTGATCCTAAATCCTCGCCAGGCAATTTTAATTCGGAGGCCTACATCACCGAGCTGGAGAAGGACATGGACCCTCGGCGCATGGAAGTAGGACAGCAAACAAGGGAGATGAACTACGATGCGTGAACTAGACGACCTTACTAGTAACGAAATCGTACAGATTCGGGCGCTCTCTGACGGCACTACACAGGAACAGGTGGCTGAGTGTTTCAACATCGACCTGTCTACTGTGCGCGCCATACAGAGCGGACAGTGGCATACTTTCGTGGACGATCCGAATGAGATGCGACTGACCAAGCACGATCTTGTGGCGATCCGTCAGTGTGCGGCCGAGAAGATCGAGCACTTGGCTGAGCGGTATCATGTGCCTATCTGCACCATTACCAAGATCCTCAACGGAGACAGCCGCGTTGGCGTGCTCGACCTCTATGACGGGCCCGAGCGCCGAGCATGAAATCTTGGATATGTGACTACTGTCAGCGCATCGAACGCTCCAGTACCCGACCTGTGTGTCATCATTGCGATATGCTGATGAGGGAGAACTCGTGAAAATCCTTTCCGCCAAGTACAAGAATCTGTTCTCCATCGGAGAGGTACAGATTAATCTATCTAGTAGAGGCCTAGTATTGGTCACGGGCGAGTCTTGCGACGAGGGTGGAGCAAACGGCTCTGGCAAGTCTTCCATTTCTTCGAAGGGGATCGTTTGGGTACTGTACGGCACCACCAGTGGTGGTTTGAGAGCTGGGAAGGTGGTCAACAGACACGGCGGGAAGTCTGCGTTGGGTGAGGTTGAATTCGCTGATTCTAGCGGAAATAAGTGGCTTGTGAGGAGACAGCGCCCTCAGAAGCTTGAATTGTTCAAGAACGGAGAGGACGTAAGTTCAAAGGACACGAAAGAGACGCAGCTCTCAATTGACGCCGCGATCGGCATGAATCGAGAGACCTTTGTTCAAACGTGTCATTTCGGACAGGGACGATCCCAGTCCTATGCAGGACTAACCGCTAAAGATCAGAAGGCCCTGCTTGAGCAAATTCTACCGATGGAGGAGATTGAGGTGTGGTCGCGGTATGCGACAACACAACTCAAGGCGCTGCTGAAGGCGAATATCGCGCTGGCTTCGACAGAGATCACAGCTCATGGCATCGTCACGGAGAGAACATCACAGCTCCGCTTGACGGAGCGCAATTACGAAGCTTGGGATCTGGAGAGTGAGAAGCGAATCAATGATCTAATCCACCAGCGCAACGTCGCAGACGCAGGGCTCTTCGAAAAGAAGGGCGAACTGGCGTCTGCTCGAAGAGAGCTTGAGACGATTGACATGGACACGCTAGCTGCGGAGCAGATTGTGCTTGACGATGCTATCGAATTCATCACGCAGGCGTGCATGCCTATCAGTCTAAAGCTACGAGAAGCTCAAGAATCCCGCGGCCAATGGGATCGGGAAGAGCACACACGTCAGAAGACTATTGATGACCTGACGGATAGCTGGGTCTGCCCAACGTGTGAGCGCGATCTAGGCGCTAACCAAAAGAAGATCATCGAGGAGATGATCGCACTCCACGAAAAGAAGCGAGCCTTGGCGATCCGGAACATGGGTGAGGCGAACAACGCAATCAATTACTATGTGGATCAACTCGAAAAGACCGTGGCTACGAAGACCCGGGTGGAG